AGCAGGTATAGCATATCTAGTTCCTACTTTAGTGTTAAAATCTCCTAACTGATTAGCAGCACCATCAAGTGTCGTGCTACCTGTGCCCGTTAGTTTGATACTATTTATTCGTGTTATAGAAGAAGCGTCTGAATCCATGGTGTCACTTGCAGGTTCTCGTCTCATCTCACCACCGTCTTCCATTAATAGAGTATCACCTGCATTTGTAGAGGAACCGTCTGTACCATCTAACATTAATCTATCTGGTACATGATTAAATGCACTAAAGATAAATCTACCTATCGTATCCATTCTTGCACCTGCATAGATAAACCCTTGATTTACATTAGTTGACCTAAATGATGTTTCTCTATCATCACCTGTTTCAATAGTTAAGTCTAAATTTAGAGTAACGTCTCTAGTTGCAGAAGCAAACGAAGCGTCTCGTTCTATACCTAATTCAGGACTACTACGAAGTGACGTACCATCAGTTGTCGTACCTAAACGTCTACCTATCTTCTCACCAAATAATACTCTAAATGCTTCAATAACTTCATCTTGTTCTATACCTGCTGTGATTGTTCTACCCGATCTTAATTTAGCGTCTACCTGTGATTTGATACTAACCTCACCTGCAAGATAAAAACCTGCTGGGTGTACTGACGATTTTAAATACTCTCTCCAGTCTGCAATTGCTTCACCTACTTTTACAACGTATGAATAATCTTGATAGTATAAACTATCTTGTATCTTTTTAGTTGCTTCTGATATTTGACCATCAACACCTACAAACTCACCTTCTGTTTCTATTACTGTTCCTGCTGTTGATGATACCACAGCCTGTTCTGCATTTCTAACACGAGCAGTTTCACCTGATGAACTACCAGTAATTGTAACCTTATCATCAAAGGTACCAACAACGTCTGTTAGTATTAATATGTTTGTATTAATATTAAAACTTTCTACTACACCTGATACTGTGTCACTAGTCTCTAATTGTAATCTACTTTCGTCTGAACCATTATGTGTTATGACCACAATATCTTCGTCTCTATCATTTTCATATATGGTATGAACTAATCTATTGTTACCTTCACTATCTTCCGTAATAATACCATCTAACTCAAAACCATCAAACACAGCAGGACTTACAAATTCTTCCTGTGCAATCTGTTCACCATCCTCTGTAATTAAATCTCCTTCTTCACCATCTAATCTTAAAACAGGTTGTCTAAAGTCTTCTAGTAATATTGGAAAGTCTAAAGGTTCAAAACTTTCTAATGTAAGATTGTCTTCAGCTTCTGCTGTTACAGTTTCACCTACAGTAAACGTTCCTGACAAGTTATCAATTTGCATATGCACTTTAGGATTAAGCACAGGTGCTTCTTCATATCTAAATCCTTGATCTAGTATTTTAAAACCTAATAAATTACCTACTTCACTTGATACAGGAAATACAGTTGCACTTGAACCTGAAGTGGATGAAACAGTTACGGTTGGTAGTGATAAGTACCCACCACCTTTATTTGTAATTTTAATTTTAGTGATATCATTTGTGTTACTATTAGTTTGTGCTTCCATAACTAACTGGTCAGTTGAACTATCTTCTAAAATAATTATACCATCTTCTATCCTATCTTGTTCTAAAAGAAAACCACCGTTAACTACAGCAACCTCACCTGCAAGTCCTGTACCATCATCAGGATTAGTTACACTTAATGCGTCACCTACAGCATAACCTGAACCACCACTCTCAACAATTATTTCTTCTATCTTACCATAACTTATGGAATCTACTTGAGCACTTAAACCTATTCCACCTTTTTGTTGACTAACTGGTACTTGTTCATTTATCGTATAATATCTACCACCACTTGTTACAGTTAAATCGTCTGCAATACTTTCAATGTTACAGGTTAATGTTACATCAGGATCATCATTTGGTGTGGCAGTAAATGTAGAGAAAGTTTGTTGTAATACTTTACTACCATCTTCATTTATTATATCGTCTTCGTCAGTCTCATCTATTATAGAGTGACCTAAACTATTTTGAAATGTGCCTGTGATACTTGCTTTGTTTAATATTAATGTTGCAACGTCTCTTTGTATGCCACCTAAATTTACAGCGTTAACTGTAACACTTTCTACAACAGCACTTGCAAGATTAACAACATCATTACCAGGTATATTCGCTTGTGTAATTGTTTGACCTGTGAGTTTAGTCATATCACCATTTGATGGTGATACTAAAGTTGCCTTTAAAACATTTTGAGTTTGAAAGGTACCATCACTTACTCTCAATAAATCAACGGTAGGATAATATAGTTCTGGCGTCTCATTAAACAACGCACGGAAAAATATTTCATGACCTTTCTTTGTACCTTTTCTTTTATACAAAGATAAAATATTTTTTGTAAGTTGCCTTTTGTTTAAACCACTTGTTAAACTATTTGGTATTGTTTGTAAGAATGTATTTCTAAATTGTAAAAAGAAATCATCTAGTGTATCATTCACATCAGCATACTCAAGGATTTGTGTTATACTCTCATTAGGGTTTGCCCTATATTTTGATATAACTCCTTGAGCACCTGACGTGCCGCCTGTAATCGTCTCTCCTGTTACAAACTTTGTATTTGCAGATATATATAATTGTAAATTGTCTGTATCTTCAGCAAGTATAGTTGCGGTCTCACCAGAAGTGACACCTGTGATTGTTTCACCTTTACTAAACTCACCTACTGAACCTTCTTCGTTTAGTATGTAATCATTTTCGTTACTACCTTTTGGATCTGTTCCATCTAAGGCAAGAAAATTTTCCGTTCCTGTTTCTAAAAGTATTTGGTCACTAGCGGTTACACTTGATAGTGTAATTTGAGCAGAATCCATATAACGATAATACTGCTTGACAAACTCAACCAGTAATGGATTATTAGCTTGTATGTGTTGTGGAAATTGCCTACTTACTAGTGGGTTTAAATTTTTTGTAAACTTTGCCATAGATTACGAAGCATAACTTGTTGCTGCTGTGTAACCTATACCTGATGTTGTATCGTAATCATCAGCAGATACAGTTACGGTTGTATTAGTTTCATCAATTTCTATTATCTGATTTCTTACAGGTATGACATCTACTGAATTTGGTATGACGGTTAATCTAACAGCGGTTGATGTGGAACCATCTACATTTGAAACCTCTGTAACGAATAAAGAGTTTAATGTTATCGTTCCGTTAGTGTAGTCAATTGTGCCTTGAGTATTATTTGTGTATGTTCTTACTTGACCTACTAGATAATATAATCTTACATTACCTGCACCATCTTCATCTAAAAAATATTCATTGGTTGTGTCACCATTTATTTTAAATCCAGATGATGTTAATATACCACCACCACTTTTATTATGTTCACTATGTGGATTATAAAATGCATTATTATATTTGATTGTATAAGTTGTTGCACCTGTAGTTGTAGCAGTAAATGATTTATGCATTTTAACTGTTGTAATATTAGATAGTATTGCTGTGTCTACTTTGTTTATTGTTTCAATAAATTTAGAGTGTCTAAACAAACCATCAAACTGTCCTAGATTATTTGTATTGAATGTTGTTATCGCTGAATTTACTAGAGCCTTAATACTATCACTAGTTTTAGTTGTTGACTTAGCGTCATACTTAACATTTACATTTAATTGTAAAGATGTTGTTTCTGGATCTTGTATGATTGGTGTTATACTTGCTACGTTAAAATCTTTTAATTGTGATATGATATCTGTTTTAGTTGCTTCTGTTAATGTTGCACCTGCAACAGGATTGATTGAAATATATACTCGACCATAAACAGGTGTATCATTATCTTCACCACCCCAAACAGAAACAGATTTTGCATTAGTATAAATTTGTTTTACTTTACTTGCATAATCATTTGTTGTAACTGTTCTATTTTGTGAAGCATATTGTTTTGGTGCGTTGAAACGAATACTGTCAGGTGTCTCTGGTTGAGCACCATTCGCTGAATTAGTTGCCGTAGTAATTGTTACATCTGAAAATCCACCTATGTTGCCTGATAAACTAAATGAACTAGCACCATTACTTTCTTCAGCACTTGTTACGATATAAGATAAAGTGACTATGTTACCTGTTGATAAAGCTGCACCAAGAACACCATCACCAAACTTAACTTCGTATTGTGAATCCTCAGCACCTTCTAGATAATAAACTTTTGATGATGAGGTAACATCTGCTAAATCAGTAGCAAGAGTATATGTGCTTGATGTGGAATCAGTTGAACTATTTTGTACTGTAACTTTTAAAGTAGTTGTATCTGATAAATTATTTTTAATTAAAAATCTTTGGTCAGCATTTGTAGTATCTACGGTATACTTGTTATTAACAAGCGTGCCTTCATAAACTGGTAAATTAGAAAAGGTATAAACACCATCGGCTGGTGTGATTGTTGTAGCGTCTTTTACAATGTAGTTATAAGTTGTTCCATCTACTGACGTTGTGAAAGTTGTACCACGAGCAGCAGTTAGTGTAGAACCTGTTGCGTTGTTAACCACAACATTTAAAAAGGCAACAGGTGATGTTGCACTTCTTGGTGTGTATCCAACATGTTTGGCATGTGATACAATACTGTTTCTTAAATCAGCACTATCTAAAAACATTTCGTTGGCAAGCACATTTGCATACACAGCATTATAGTGTGTGTTATATGCTAGAACATCTAATAACGTAGATAGTGTAGAACCTTCAAAATCATAATCAGTTAATTGGTCTTGTTGTTTTAAAAATGTTTTAAGATTATTTTTTATATTTTCAAAATCTAAATCTGTTACTTCTAATCTTTTTGCCATTCTATCTACTTCTTTCTAACATGGTTGTGAGACTTACTAATTCACCAGGCACATTGATTACTCTAAAATCAATTGTTACCTCGTAAGAGTTTGCCTCTGCATTTGGTCTTGCGTCAACAGATACTACTTGTGCTCTAGGTTCAAAGTTAGTTATAACTTCTCCTATAACTCTAGACAATGAATTTGCTGTGATTGGATCTAATGGTTCAAATAAAAGATTTGTTATACCAGAACCTATCTCAGGATGAAAAGGTCTCTCAAAATGATTTGTGAGTATGAGATTTTTTACAGACTGTTTTACTGCGTCAACATCTTTTTTAACAATAACATCTTTAGTTGCTGCATTTGTCTCAAATGATAATGCGACATCTCTATAAAGTCTAGTTGACCTAGAACTTGCGTTGGTACGAGAAGCGTCTGTATATCCTGATTGTAGTATTGCCATGATAACTATTTATCATGTTATCCCGCAAAAACATTAGAAGAACCTGAGGCAGATGCATTAGGTATCCAAGACCCATGACCACCTGTTGCGTCACCTTGTCTATGCACACCCTTACCATTGACAAACACAGTAGTTGACCCACCAGTCGCAGGATCACCACAAGATGTACTATCACCTATGCGTACAGTTGCCGCACTATTAGTATTGACATTAGGCGAACCACTTGCATATGCTGTTTGATGAAAAGGGTTAGGAGTAGGACTTGCGTGACCTACATGTTTATCTAATCCTACTCTAGTAACAGCAGGCATTATCTACCTTGCCCTACACTTCTTTTGTGTTGTCTTCTTGTATGTTTGTTCTTTGGTCTTGACCTAGAACTATCCCCAATAGATGTACGTTTCTTTGGTCCTCTAGAATATGCGACTACTTTTATTCCTCGTTGTGCCATCTAATGCTCACAGTTTGCACATTCACAAGATTGACAAGACGATCCGTGAGAGCAATGACAACCGTGTCCACAGTTTTTACATTCCATTATTTCTTTCCTTTTTTCTTTGTAGTCTTCTTTTTCTTTTTGACTACCTTCTTTTTCTTTGTTTCTTTTGGTGGTAATACGTTCTCACTCTTACCCCAATTCTTCCATAGATTACTAAAAAATCCCATAAAATCTCCATTTCATATGCGAACAAACCCAGAACATAGTTGGTCAGGATTGTCGCACCCTAGTTAAATCATTGAAAAATAACACTTTTAATTTTCAATATATGCCGAATAATCCTTGACTTTCAAGGGGTATCCGTATATGATATATTTATATATGAACAAAGAAAGGCACATTATGACTATACCTACTAAAAACGAAATATTTGCTGAGTTTGCAAACTGTAAAAACATTGACGAAAGAATTGAATATATTAAATCAATTCGTGACGTTGACGTTAACCATACTCTTAATATCGAATATGACAATATCATCACCAAGTTGTATTCTGATAAACAATCACAAGAAGTAACTGATGACCAAGGGGTTTGGTCTGAATTTGCTGAAGAAGGTTTACTACAATAATTAGAAAGGACTATATTATGACTACTTTAAATGACGTATTAAAATTTATTAAAGAGGAACCTGATTGGGGTCCTAACTACAGCAACATCATTGTTGCCTCACTTAAGGCTCGTAGAAAATCTGACGGTCAAAAAATTAAATCTGCTATCACAGTAGGTTCTAAAGTTGGCGTGTCTGGTAGATTTGAATACTGGTTAGGCACAGTAACTAAAGTTATGAAAACTAGATGTGCTGTTAAGAATATGAACAACGGTTTACAATATGCCGTTCCTCTTAATCTTATTGATGTAAAGGAGGTTGCGTAATGATAATTAAAGTTGGACAAGTTGTCGAAGTTAAACGAGGTATGTCTGGAATTTTTAGAGACGCCAAGATTGATAATATACAAATCAAATGCACAGATGATTATGACGCTTCTGTAATGCAGGTTGATATATCAAAAATAAAAGAAGGTACAATTACATATGAAGATGTTACCTTTGATAATACAGAAGGCAATATGCATTGGGCTTACTTTGGACAGATACAACAACCTAAAGAAAATTATCATCCTTGAGCAAAAGTCTTCTTGAAAAAATTTTAGTATGTAAAGGCAAAGCAGATAAGCTTGCCATGCGTGATCCTCGTAATGTGAAAGAATTGAAAGACCGTATCGTATGGGAAAGATTAAAAAAAATTCTAACCCACAGATACGGTCGTTATACTGATTAGCCTCTAAC